GGACAATCATAGGTACAACTTATGGAGCTGGTGATGGTTCATCAACTTTTCTTGTACCCGACTTACAAGATAACGTACCACTTGGAAAATCCGGAACTAAAGCTTTAGCATCAACTGGAGGAGCTAACACTGTGGCATCAACTGGAAACGTTGGTGGATCAACAGCGAATGCAACTTTATCAACAGCACAACTTGCATCACACTCACACAGTGGTGGTGCCAATGCTTCTGGACCAACGTCTCCTAACCCTAATCCAGGTTCCCAAAAATTTAATCCTGGAACTACAGGAAGTACAGGTTCAGGTACAGGTCACCAACATAATATGAGTGCTACTTTTAGTGGTGATTCAACATCAGTTATACAACCTTATTTAACAGTTATTTATATAATTAAGACGTAGGAGAAATTATGGCAACAAACGCAACTTGGACAGTAGTATTCGACGATAAAAAAATTATTAAACAAAGTGGTGATGCAGCTGGAACTGCATACGATATTGTAGATAATGATTTTTGGGGATTAGCTAAATGGAATAATATTTGGGCTATTCAATATGGAACATCTAATCCAAGTGACACTGTAGAATACCGAGATGAAACTTCTCATTCTACTTGGGAAGATGCTAACTTAGGTGATTTTTCAGCCTTTACTACTAGATGGGATTCAGCTCACTTAGCTAAATTACAATCTGATTGGGACAATGATAATGTAGATGATGAAACTGAGTCTGATAAAATCGCTAGATTAGGCGCTAGACCTACATCTTATTCCTCTTAACCCACCGGCCTTAAATTCATCCAAGAAGTAATTATATATTTATCTCCAGACAAAGGAGAATTTCCTCTATGAACATAAGGAAACCCTGCAGGCCAAATAACTATTCTACCTTTTTTAGGCTTTACTCTTTTTGAAAAATGTAAAAATTCTGTTTCACCACCTTCTTCAACATCATTTAAATATACACTATATACAAAAGCTCTAGGTTCATTACTAAAACCTGTTCCATGTTCTATGTGCCAGACATGATAACCCTCTGTAGGTCGTGTTTTCTGTAATTTTAATTGTGTAAAATAAAATTTGCCATCTGGATAAACTCCATCAGCACCTGTTTCTTTTATATAATGATTAAAAGCCATATCAAAATTAAAAATTAAAGATTTTAACTCTGTCCACCAAACATCTATATTATTACTACCAACAAAATATTGCATATCTTTTTTTTCTACAAGCATTGCATTTTCAAATTGTCTTCTGTCCATGGTATTATTAAATTTTTTTTGATTTTCAAACAACTCTATGGCTTTATTACATTCAGCCTCTGTTATGTAATTATCGTACACACCAATAAAATTTTGTATATGTTGTGTTTTTTTATTCATTCTATGTTTTTTTATACCATGCTGCTATGGTATATCTAGGTTCTTCTTTAACTGGCATCACTCCATGCCAATAACGCATTCCATTAAAAAATAATGCTCTTCCTTTTTTTGGTTGCACTACAGTGCCTTCTTTAAAATAAGTTTTGCCACCCTTATAATTATCATTTAAATACATTATTGAAGCATAAACTGTTTCAGGGTTTGTATCATCTTGATGTAAACCCTGTAAAAGATTTGGTTCCCATTTAGTAACTTTTATCCAATCTATTTTACACTGTTGATCTTTAACATGATTATTTATTTTATTAAATAATTCACTAAATTCTTTACATTGAGTTATATCTATATCTACTAAATTTCCATTGTTTACTTTATGAGTTCTTCTTAATGATTCATTTTTTTCAAAATAATTTATAAAATAATCACAAAGTTCATCAGATAAAAATTCATCAATTATTTCAATTTTGTTTCTCATATATTTAATTTGGTTTTTTATCTATATTATATCTAACACCATCCTCTGGATTAAATATATATTTTTCCATTAGCTCATTTCTTTTTATCTCTAATTCTTGTCTAATAGATTCGGGAACATCTAATAAAAAACAATTAAGACTATACCTAATTCCTTTTGTTACAGGTCTTACTTCGTGAACCCAGTGATAGTCTGCAGGGAAAATTAATACATCACCTTGTTTTAAATTTATTTTTTTCTTACCTCTAAAAAAACAAAATTCTCCTCCAGAATAATTGTTGTTTAAATTAAAGGTACAAGAACCATAGACATGAGGGCTATGATCAACATGAGGGTGAATTTTATTTCCTACTTCATATTTCATTAATCGTATTTGATGAGAATACAAAAGACTGTTTTTTCGATAACTGTGAAACATTTTAAATTTATCTGTATAAGAATGATATGTATTTATTATATTTTCAATAGCTGATGCAACAATATTATATACTTGACTACCACATGGAATATTAACTTTATTAAACGTAGACCAAGTATCTTGATTAGTAGATGCTTCAAGACAATGTTCTTTTTCACTTTTGTTTTTATGTATTTCATAATAATTAATTAGTGTTTCACATTCATTTTGTGAAAGAAAATTTTTCTTATGTAAAATTAATTTAGAGATATCAAACATTATCTTTTTCCTCATCAATAAAAATTTGTATAGTTTTTCTAGGAACCAAAGGTTTGGTTACATTCACAACTTTATGATATAAAGGTGCTTTTATGATAACTAAAGAGTTACCTATTATAGGAATAAAACCATTTTGTTTTTCATTTGTAAATAATAGTTCTCCACCAAATTTATAATTCCATCTTCTATTTATATAGTAAGTTATACCGTATTGATGACCATAATCTGAATGCCAATTTATACCTGCATTATTATTCATTGAATGAATAATAAAAGAAAAATTGTTGTTTTTAATTTTGTGAAACGGATTTAATTTTATTAAAGTTTTTAATCTATTTAATAAAACATTTTGATCGTTTAATATTGCTCTATTTGTAAATTTATTATGGCCATAAACAAGTTGTTCATCCCATTTTTCTTTTATGGATTCTAATGTAACTAACTTACTTTTAAATACATCATAATGTAATTTTTTATATGTTTGATAATCTAAAAAATTTTCAATGTAATAAAGTTTTTCTGGTATGTGATATGTTAAATTCATTTAATTTTTTGGAAATAAAAAACAATTAATAGAATATCTTGTTCCATTTTTTATCGGTTCTGTTCCATGAACCCAAATAGGTTCAGCAGGAAAAAATAAAGCATCTCCTGTTTTAAAAGATAATTTTTCTCTTCCATCAAAAAACCTAAATTCACCTCCTTCGTAATCTTCGTTCAAATTTAACGTACATGAAGCTCTTATAGTATCAGCTACATCGGAGTGGTCTCCAATAAACTCTCCTTTTTTATATTTTAAAATTCTAATGTTTTCACTTTGAGTAACATAATCCATATTAAAAGTTGGACATATATTTTTTTTAATATGCATTACATAATTTGTTATCATAATTGATAAATATCTTTTAGCCACATCTAAAGGTTTTTTATATTTATCATCTTTTAAAGATAAAAAAGAAAGATTCATGCTATGAAAATTATCTGTTTCGAAAGTATTAGTTTTATGTTTATAACTTATTTCTTTATCTATTACGTTTTCATTTTTATTTTGGTTATAAAAGTCAATAAAATACTTACAAGTATCTTTGGGAATTAGACCATCGACTCTATACATTAGGTCGGTTATTTTATAATCAAACGACATTTTACAACTTTCATTCTCTTTAAAACTATTATATAAGCTACTATATGCTGCAAAAATTAAATTTCAAGCCCGGTTTTAATAAGCAAGACACAGAATCAGGGGCCGAAGGCCAATGGACTGATGGTGATTTCGTTAGATTTAGATATGGATTACCAGAAAAAATAGGTGGTTGGTTACAATTAACAGCTGCTGGTAAATCTTTACCTGGGGCTGGTAGAGCACAAGTTGCATTCTCTAGTTTTGCAGGTGAAAAATATTCAGCTATTGGAACATCACAAGGTTTATTCTTATATTATGGTAATGACTTTTATGACATTACACCTTTAGATACCGCAATCACTGGCGGAACTTTAACAACTGTTAATGGGTCTAGCACTATAACTATTAATAC